CCGGAAGGAACTTCTTGCCTACATTCTCCACAGAAGATCCGATGTTCTGGAGCTTTTCTCCGGCTTCATCGATCCTGGCAAGAGTCGCATTGGTGGTCGCCGCCTAGTCCTGTAAAGACCGCAGATTCTGTTCGGTCTCCACGATCTCACGCTGGAGGGCATCATACTGCTGCTGGGTGATCTCACCATTGGCAAGCTGCTCATTGGCCTGCTGTGCGGCAGTCTTCAGAGTTGCCAGTTTTTCCTTGGTAGCTTCAATGGCATCCTTCAGCATCTTCTGCTTCTGGACGACCAGTTCTGTATTGGAGGGGTCCAGTTTCAGGAGTTTGTTGACATCCTTCAGTCCGGACTGCGTCCCCTTGATTGACTTGTTTACACTTTCCAGTGCTTTGGAGAGCTTCGTGGTATCGCCGCCGATCTCAACGGTGATGCCCTGGATTCTGGATGCCATGCGGATGACCACCTCCTCGTTTTGGGCATAAGAAAAGCCCATCTGCGTAAAACAGACAGGCAAATACTGTGTATCAATTCAAATTGTTCAGCATATAATAATCACGAAGCAACGTTGCGGTTTTTCTCTTCAAAGTCTTGACTTTTTAGATGCAAACTGCTATACTATGCTTCAGTGATCAGGTTTCAGATACTCGCGAGGACTGAGACCGGGGGGAGGACCTGTTGGCCCTCCTCTTTTCTTTTTATCACGAGTTTACCGAATGTGAGGCAAAGGAGATGCCTAATCAATTACAGAATGATCGCTTTAGAACATACGATCAGCAAATAGATATTCTTAAGAATCAAAAGGGACTCATTATTTCTGATGAAAACATCACCAAGGAATCTTTAATTAACATCGGCTATTTTTCCCTTATTGGTGGTTATAAATATCCATTTAAGAACCCCATGACTCGGAAATACATTAATACTACTTTTGAGGATATCTATGCTCTCTATAAGTTTGACAGAGAACTCCGAGAACTTACTTTTAAATACCTGTGCGAAGTAGAAATGAAAATTCGTCAGGTTATTTCCTATTGTTTTTGTCAGCATCACGGGGATAGTCAAACTCACTACATATCAACTGCAAGCTACCGTTCTGAGCCGAAATATGCTCGCGATATCGCAGTGTTAACGAATATTCTCAGTAAAATAGCCAATCGAGATACAGATCATTCGTATCTCGTCCATCAGCGAAATGCACATCAAAATGTTCCGCTTTGGGTTGCTGTGAATGCATTGACTTTTGGGCAAATATCTAAAATGTATTCGCTTTTGCCCTTCTCCCTGCAAAGTGCCGTTGCCCAAGAATATCCTCATGTAAACGAAAAGGAACTGGAACAGTTCTTAAGATGTTTAACCTTTTACAGAAACGTATGCGCACACAATGAGTGTCTCTATTGTTTCTCTTCTCGCCGTGATATTCCGGACACCAATCTTCATCGCAAACTCAATATTCCCAAAACTGGAACACAGTACACTCAGGGAAAACGAGATTATTTCGCTTTAGTTATAGCCTTCCGCTATCTTCTCTCTGACGATAGCTTTAAGAAATTCAAAAAAAGCCTTGTTAGCCTCATTCGCACATATCAAAAAGAAAGTTCCCGACTCACGCAGCAGCAACTGTATGATAAGCTTGGCTTTCCAAGTAATTGGATGAAACTGACTCAATACAAACGATAAAGACTTTCCCGCCCAGTCATCAACGGCTGAGCGGGATTTTTCTTTACGCTCACTCGATGAACGTGCTTATTTCATTTGCGATATAAGCACGTTCGTCTGTTTTTGTCTTAGAACCGGTCAAAGTCCTCCTGCGATGCCAGCTCTTTGTACGGATAGTCGTCATTCTGCCGCTCCGTGAACATATCATTGACCAACCCGATGGTCAGCAGGTCGAGGTCGGCGATGCTGATACCGAGCTGTACACAGCGCAGCAGAAAGAGCGGGGTGGTCATTTCCCGCTCACTTTTGCGAGGTTTTTTCTGGATTCCACCTCGGTCTGCACGTTCAGACCCCACAGTTCGATCAGCTGGGGCAGGATCTGGTAGATGGAGAAGGTGTTGAACTGGTCCAGAAACTCCTCCGGGCTGTCCGGCACCTTTGCCGGGTCCGCATGACGAGCCATCAGCCATGCCAGGTCCTCGAACATCTCCAGACTGAACAGGTCGAGGTTGGAATTGTCCTCATCATTCTCTCCCACGCTCTTTTCCAGCTGACGCAGGTCTTTGTAGATATCACGGCCGAACTTGATGCGGTACAGGCGAGGCACAGCGGCACTTGCCTTAAAGGTGACTTCCTTGCCATCGATCTCGATTTTCTTTGTAACTGCCATAATCGTAATCCTCCATAAATTTCATGTAAAATTGGCAGAGCCGAAGCCCTGCCGTATATCGTGTTTCTTACTCTGCCGGGTCAATGCTGACCAGTGCATTACCGCCGCTCACAGTAGGCAGCTTTCCATCCCATTTCTGAACCTTCTGGTAATCGATCAGCGTATCGGACAGGCTTTCTGCCAGTTTGCGGTTTGCCTCTGCCTGTGCGTCTGCAGCAATAGAAGTCTTCTGAGCTTCCGCCTCTGCATTGGTGATTGCCACCTGCTTATCCGCTTCTGCCTTGGCAATGGCAGCTTCATTCTCAATCTTCTGCTTATCCGCGTTCTGCTGTGCAATGGACTTCTGTTGGATGGCTTCGTTATAGGCATCCTCGAAATTCATGTCGTTGATGACGACCTTGTTTACGAACACAACGTCCTCACCATATTTCTGCACAAGGGACTCTGCCAGCTTCTGCTGTGCCAGAGGCTCGATCTTGGTGCGGTTGGTTACCTCATTGGGGCCAAGTTCAGCCATTGCAGACTTGATTGCCGATGCCACCAGTTCGTCACCGACCAGATTCTTGATGTCGGACACATTCGCATACAGCCATGCACTCTTCTCAGGAAGCACCTGATAGGTCACGATGACATCAGCAGCATACACAGGGGTCTTGTCAGAGGCTTCGCCCCAGACCTGTGCTTCGATATGCTTATCCTGCTGCTTGTTGTTGACCTTGTGGATGCTCTGCACAAAAGGAATGCAGAAGTTGAGCTTGCCGCTCTGGATGGTGGTCTCCTGGATCTGACCGAAACTGGTCTTCACGCCGGTGTAGCCGGTGGGGATGATGTGGAACGAGCAGACAGCCAGTACCAGAATGATGATTGCTGCGAACAAAGGAAAAATTTTCTTCATAATCGTATACCTCTTTATAATAATGTAAGCAGAGCCGAAGCCCTGCGGTGTGTGTCGGTCACTTAACCCTGCGGCTCCTCAGTGTGACTGGTGTCTTCGGTGTCCA